ATTTCTTTCGCGTAGCTTCGTCATGGAATTTAACCATTATGTCACCGGGCTTAGCTAACTCAGGAGAAACCCCTACGCCTGCTTTGGCATAGGACGAGGCACGTATTTGATTAAAGCTGTCTTGCCCTAGTTCTTCTTGAGGGTTGACACCTGAGTCACGTAGTACCTGTGTAACAAATGCCGCACACCACGGAGTTTCTTTTGCAAACTGTTCTGGTGTCATATCTGCACGCCAGTTACCCACAGCATTATCAAAGAATCCACGTATTGCTTCTGCTCCTTCCTTGTCATCTTCTGACATACCAAGATACTTCATGGCTACACTTGCAGGGTTCTTAGATGCAGCGATGTCTGCTACAGCTTCTACAGGAGGAGGCTCACCAACCTTAATAACATTCTCTTCAGGAACTTCAGATACATCAGCACGCGCAGAAGGGATTAACATATTCACTAATCCTGCTCCTATGTCTCCTATTGCGCCAAACATACTGTCTACCATGCTAGACTCTTCTTCCACAGGAGGAACAACCTCAGCAAGGTTACGTGGCTCTACAGGTGCAGGAGCATCAAACTCTGATTCCAAGGAAACAACTTCATCCTCTGGTGTATCAGGTAGGAGAATGTCTTGACCTGCACGGATCATGTTAGGGTTTGTAATCTCTGGGTTCAATGCTAGGATCTGTTCCAGAGTTGCGCCTTGATTCTGTGCGATCTTACCTAGAGTATCGCCTGCTTGTACTTTATACGCCACGCATTATCTCCACGAGTTCTTCGCCACGGCGTTTAACCTGACGATACCACTTTGAATCTACCATCTCATCTGCGGCCTTGGAGTAGTTCCCCTCATTGACAGCAGTAATCATATTCTTAAACTTACCTAAGCGTGAACGCCCTAGATTAAACGCCATGTTCACTAACACACGCTGTACATCTTCAGGATGTGAGCTAAAGTTTAGGAACAATGCACTTGCATCTACGCAAGCGGCGTTACAATCATCATGGAATACTTGGAGGATACGCTCATCAGTCACTGGTGTACCAACAGGCCACGTATGTTCCATATCATTTTCCGTAACCATGTGACCAATCCCAAAGGTAGGGTAGTTCTCAGAACATAGATAGATTTCTGTTACGTATCCTTCGTGTTTAACAAGGTCTTCCTTGATGACATCAATCAGATTCGGGGGTAACATCAATTATATCCTCGTCATTTGTGATTACAGTTTCTCCACCTACACCAGTGATGGTAATAGATACAGCAGATCGCCCCATATTGTTTTTATCTTTCTCGAAATAACTAACGGGTAACATACGATCCATTAATAACTTCCATGCCGCCGCTTGATTCTTGTGTTCATCGTCTAATGCGGCACTCATAATACTATCGAGTACCTTTTGCGACCGTGGAGAGGACAACAATCGGGCTTTGAACTCATTGATTGCCGCCGCATCGCCGGGAGGTCTTCCTCTAACACCGCGATTGCCCGGCTTCTTGGATTCAACAAGACTCTTCTTGGGTCTTCCACGCTTTTTAGGTTGAGTATTCTCAGTCATTCTGTACTCTATGTAGTTTATCGCAAGAGATTATTACTTTTAAATATTAATTCTTTTGCATATGTCTCTTGCGTATCTCTTTAGTGCTAATATTGTAGCATACTTTTTAGTAAATGTCAAGCTCTTTTTAAAGATCAGTACAGATTCCCTTTACTCAGCGGGTTTCAGTAGACTGTTCTCCGCAGTGCGCGATTGATTTTTACTATTAATAACAATATACTTATAGCTCTTTTACGCAAATGCGAACCATTCTTATTTAAATCCTAATTTCACCCTTTATTGTGTCTAAGCAGGTACACTATATTCGACGTACTGTTGTGCGCCTCCCCCGCCCCTCCATAGTTGGCACGCCTCTTGCATGGAAAAGTTGGCATAGTTCTTGCTAGATAACGCAATCATTGCCCCAGACTATTGAATGTGAGGGTCTGATAAGTACCCGCTATAGCCTCCCCATAGTATTAAACTATCACCCCAGCCATATCGATAGAAATATACAAGGTTAACTCGGTTAACAATTGCTTGCTATCTACCCTGAC